GATCGTTGCATTGCGCCAAAAGAAAATATGCTAAATAATATAAACAATTATAATGGTCCTGCTCAAACAATGTATGAATGGGATGGTTACTCAGTTGAAAACGACAAGCAAGGTTATCGTAAAAAGTTTTTAGTTACTAAAGATGACGACCCAGAATTAAAACGGTTAAAGGACATATCATATGTTAAATAACGAATGGAAAGATTATGTGAACGGTGGGCGTGGCGAAGAGTTTGTTTCAATCGACAGTATGGGTCAGTATAAAATTCAAGTTAATTTAGAAATACTTGAAGGTTGTTCATATATGTGCCCAGGATGTTTTGTTAAGCGTCGCGGTAATTGGAACCCAAAATCAATTGCGTTGTTTCATCAATTAGCATATGAGTTAAAAGACAGGACTGACGTTGTACTAGACGACATTGTAATTGGTCCAACTGATTTCTATGGTGCTGAGAATTTGGATGATATTATTAATAACCCAAGGCTTGCAGATGCTATATTAATGATGCCAAAAGATAATAGAAATATCCAACATAACTGTTCTATACTCGGTTCGTTATCTGAAAAAGATATTGAAAGCAAGATTAAATCTATTGAGGACTCACCGCTGGGTAAGGTCGTTGAAGCGTGGGATGTACAAATCGCTTTAGATCTAAATCGTTTAATGACTGATAAAAGTTATGTAGCTGCGCTTGATGAAAGAATTGAAACGTTTAAGAATAGCTCCTTAGACTTTGAAATATCAATGGCTACTAATATCGTACAGGGAGTTGAAGGAATACTTTATGCTGCGATTGATTATGTCCGCGATAGATACGAAACAGTTATAGAAGTACTGCCATCTGTAGTCCGTTCATTTAATCATAGCGCAAAACACGGTGATAAACTATTTGAATGGAATGATATGTTAACGCGGTTGGCCGCGGATCCACATAGATTTAAAAACAAATTCCATTTCTTGCAAGGTGATGTTTCACACAAAGCTTTTCACTATTCAGTAGTAAGCTTACACCAAGGTAATATGTATATGTCGCCATTCATATATGAGAATGCTCAGCTGCATACTAACGACTTTGTTGTACTAAAAGAAAACAGTTTAGTTGATTCTATATTAAACAAAAAGCAAGAGATTGTCAATAGCCAAATTAAAAAATCCGTTGACAAAGAATGCGGAAGCTGTAAATATTTAAACATATGCGCAAACAGAATGGTTCCTATGATTATGGATACTGTGTTTGATGGAAGAAAAGAATGCATCTTAAATAAAGATGTGATTGGTTTATATGATGATGAGGTTTATCATGGGAATAGTTACTAACAATAAACGTGCAGCACAAGCCGATAAGGATTTTGATTTATCTTTTAACGAAGGTCATGAAATCAAAGTACAATTTAATTGTGAAGTATTATCTGGCTGCGAGTTTAAATGTAAAGGTTGCTTTGTTAATAAGCTTGGATCCAACATGGGATCGTTTGATAGATTAAATAATGCTATTGACTTATTTAACAATAATGGTTATAGAGTGTCAACCATTAATATTGGTCCTACTGATATATTTGGTAACAACAACATTATTGAGTTATTGAAAGACGAAACGTTCCGTGATTGCTTGAGCAAGGTTTCTACTATACAAATGGTCACGACTCTAACAAACATTTCGCAGGAAGTTATTGAATTACTTAACAGTATTCCTAAAATAGATGGATTTATGTATGACGTTAATATTGCGTTGCAGCCACCCGTAGATTGGAATTGGGTCGAAGAAAGATTAGACCTTCTAAATGGATTTACTGATGATCTAAATTATTATATGGTTTATAACATGGGTAATGATGACGAGTACAATTCTAAAGTTCTTGAAATGTCTGAACTTGTAGAGGATAGGTTTGACTCAATCCTTACACTAAACCCATCATTCTTTAGAGCACCAAAATCTAAAGTTCAAAAACATTTAATTGAAAAATGGAAAGGCTATGATTTCTCAGATGATCTTATGCCTAAAACGTTTATTGACCAAGCGCAAGGCGGTTCTTTAGAGTTAAACTATACTTACTGCAACGAACGTTTCTTTTGGACACCATTCGTATATGACATCGCTTTAATAGGTACTGATGAATTTAAAGTCAAAGATGAGAATGATATTGAGTCATGGACAGAAGCCAAATCGTTTCAATTTATGGAACAATTAACGTACTCTGCTGAAACAAATAACTGTGGCTCCTGTCCTAATATGATGACATGTATAGACAAGGGCGTTCTAAGTTATATGAAACATCACTCACTTGTTTCGTGCGTGTTTCCCGGCGTGGTAACGACCAATAAAAGTTGATGGGAACATATTTTGGTGTTCCTGAAATTCGTGTGGCGTACACTTATGCATGTTAATATCTAACTCTTGTTCGTGCATTGGGTAAATAGACATAATAGGTGTACCATATTTAAGTGTCACCGTATATTCTTCATCTTTAATAGGAAATACTAAAAATACATTTAAGGTATGTTGGTCATAAAAGTTTGTAATCCCGGGAGTAACTAGAATATCATGCTTTCGCAAATCTTCACTAAAATGTACTTCAGTTATCATAAACTCTGCTCTGCGATTAGCTTCAACTGACCAAGGACCGTGTAGTTTAAATATTGTTCTATTTGGATATAATGTATCACCAAATTGCTTTCGCTCGTGCATTGCGCCTTCAATAATTTTTGCACCATAATGTGGTTCAATACACTCAACATCACCATCAGGCTTTACTTTAAAAATCGCATCAGACCACAGCCTAAGAGTAATAGGCTTGCGAATATAATCCACTACACCTGGGCAGGTCTTTAATGTAGGTGTTGGTATTTTTAAACCAACCTTAGATCTAAACGTGTCATACGAGTTCTGTATTGATTTCCACCACGTTGGCGGTTTTGATCTTGGTTGAATTGGTTGAAGCTCTAGGATTGAGCCATGTTGTGTATAGAAATCAAGTTTTAGTTTTTTCATAATCAAATCCTGTAATTAGGTTTTGCCCTGTTTTATCCATATAGTTAAACCACATTCTCATAATACAATCAGGCAAGTCACGTTCTCTGTTTTTCCAATCCCATTGTGTATAGCATCTAAAGCCACACTTATTATACCATTGACATGATAGACATCCATTTTCATCCATGTAAGCCTGCATCATGCCAGCGTTATCTTTAGGTTCGTACTTTGTGTTAAAATCTCTTTGGTCATATCTATCCCATCTGCAATTAGATGTAGAATTATCTGGAAAGATTGTAACCTTATTTAAAGCCAAGCAATGCATGTGATTGCTCTCTTCATAAATCAAATCCTTGATAGGGTTAATATCAGGATAATTGTGGTATACGAATTTTAAAAACTCGAGGTACTCACTATCTGATGGTATCATATGATCATGGCCGCGATCAGGAATATAATCATCAAAGTAAAAGTTATCAAACTTATCGTACAGATAATGGAAGTATTCATCCTCATCTGCCATAAACTTTCTAATGCTTAATGTCGTAGCAACCATATTAATTGATGTAATATAATCTGAAAAATATTCTATGTTCTTAGCATATGGACCCTTTGTTGGTCTACCGTCAAAATCATATGAACAAATAATATATGATGGAATATCAATGGCGTTTAAATCGTCGAGAAGTTTCTGAACCCTATCTCGTTTACTAAACTGAAATGATGTTACCCATACAACTTTAATCTTTTGTTTATGTTCATCATAGATCTTTTTAATCTCTACCATAAAATCATAGTAAACATCGTAAGCCCATTCTGATATTCTGTCTTGGAACAATTCACCACCAAGCATATTAATTTGAATGACGTCTGCGCGACCTTTCATTTTAATAACATGTTCTTCAACTAATGGGATCTTAGAGAATATTGCTTCCCGTGATAAACCAACAGTTGACTTCTTGTCGTGATGGCAAAACGAGCAATTAAGATGACAGTTTTCAAACAGAGTCATTTCAATCTCAGCGATGTCTGGTCGCTTACTCTCTAGTATTTGCTTAGTAAAGCTAAAGTCCATATAACATTTCTTCTTTATAATATTCGTAAATGTCTGGTACCATACCTTTAGTTTGGTCAAAATTCATTTTATCTAATATGGCATCATACGTTTCTTCGTCGTGCCAATAAGGAACGAAGTGTGGATCATTATTAAATAACAATTCATCATCGTTCAGTGCTTGAAAGAATGGTTCTTTAAAATCTTTACCAAGCCAATAGGCATAGCAAATCGCAACAACATATGATTTTGCAGGGTAGATCCATTCGTCTACATATTCCTCAAAGTGGCGAAGAGCATCTTCAACCACAGTATCGGGTCTCCATACAGTTTCAATGTTATTTAAATCATCTTTAAATAATGAAGCAGTGAGATGATACGCGCTTTGTCTAGCTTTCCATTCTTTCATAATATTCTAATAACCCTTTATATCCATTACAACTATTGGTTAAGTCGTGTACATACCGATAATGTTCTGTTAAGCATTTCCCATAATAAGAACATGCTTTACATATATCGCTCAAATTGTTTTCAGGTTCTTCCTTAGCCCACTTCTCGTATTCATAATATGTATCATATTCTTTAAAGTATTCTCTGTCGTATTTATCAAATTCTAGCACACCAAATTTTCCATGCGGTGTAATATAAACATGATCATTACTAAACGCGTCGTATTCTCCGTCAATAGATTTAAAAATGTTATCTATGTTTTGGAAGTTAAATTTCTTTTCTGTTTTAGCTTCATCAAACTTAATAACAAAATCCTCAAAGTCTTTATGAGTTACGTTATGTTGGTTTGCTTGATTAATTGAATACGGTTTAATCTCAACTGACTTAACATTAGAAATCATATTAAGTGTAAAGATCATAAACTCTACATCCATCTCTAATACTTTTGGCGAGGCTAATATTAATACAGATAAATCCTTATTAGCATTCATCATGTTATTTAAAACGTGCTGCTCTTTTTCCCTAGCATGGAAGTCATATGATACAGACAACGTTACATCCTCATCTCTAAAAAAGTCAGGGAATGCCGATAAGTTAGTATTGATATTAATACTACCACTATAGTATTTCCTAATCACCTCTTTAAGCGAATAGTAATACTCTGGTGTTAATAAACCAATCTCTCCGCCATACAAATCAACATGACCAATTTTGTCAGTAATTTGTTGTAGGCTATGTTCTAACCATAAAGGTGTAATCTTATGTCTATCGTTTAGCTGCGATGTTGTCAAATAACAAAAATCGCAAGCGAAGTTACAATAGTATGTAGGATTAATTGATAGATTCATCAACATAAGGTGTTACCATGTGTGGACCCATTCCATTCGTAGCAAGTATTCTTGGAGCGAGTGATTTCATTTGTTTGCAATGTGCTTCAGTTGTTCCTTCACGTTTCATATCGCGTACTGTCTTTTTACATCCATTACATATTTCAAACATAGGGCACGTATAACAAGCCATTTTCATTGTTTGGATATTAGGATCATTCTGCAATGGTGTTTGCATTTCACCATTCATTTCTTCTTCAAAATTAATAGGGTAATCCATATCATCTGCGAAAGAACCACAAGAATAGTAATCGCCACCTGGGTTAAAGGCACGTATTCCGCTGTCACACAATCTATTTTGTGGACAAGATGTAGCAGAACCACCAAGACGCCTTACCATTTGTTTAGTGTTATATTCGTATTCCATTAAACCACGGTCAAATATCTCTAAATAAGTTTCATATATTTTACTAAGCTGATAAGTTGAACCTTGAACACCAGATGCCATCGCATAATTAAGTTTGCATTCAACACCCATCTCCTTAGCTAGTTCAACATTTTTAATAGCAAGATGTTCGTTTTCTTCTGTAATAACAGCAATAAAGTCTGGTCTTTCGCCTGTATGTTTTAGCATAGCATCTGATACCATCCAAAAGTCTTTTTCAGTGAACTCAGAGTAATCGCCTTTTAATCTACCACCACCATATTGAAAAGACGTAGCACAACCAAACCGTTCGTTCTTAAAGACAGGCAACCATTTTTCTGGACGCATTAGGAATGGCCAGAGATTAGATGTAAAGCTGATGCTAGCTGGATAATCGTGTTCATCGAGATGCGCAATTAATTCATGATAATAATCAGGCTTAACCATAAGAGGATCACCACCATTCACGATAATAGTGTTTGTCTCAGGATACCGCTTAAGAAATCTATAGATGTAATCTAAATCTAGTAGACCAACTTCGTTCGGATCAATATCAGTTGATGAACAAAAGGTACATTTAAAGTTACAAGCCTCGGTTGGTTTAATAATTAAATCCATCCTTTATCTCCTGCTAATTTCATCATTAATGTTTTAGGCGCTGGGCATACATCGTCTACCCATTGTAATTGGTGACAATCAGAATGGCAATAGATAAACACAGGGCAATCATAACAACGAGGATCTCGGTCATGTGTCTCACACGCAATAACTTCCATGCGCTTAGGGCTTTCTCTAACTGTTTTTGCCGGCATATCAATAGTACCATACCATTGTGTTGGTGCAGTGTTAGGGCATCCAGCTACAGTTCCATCTGCATTAATCGTATGTAACTTTTGTTCACAATCGCGACAGAATGTTCCATTAAAGAATTGACCTTTACTAAATTTATCATATACCGTGTTAAGAAAGCTATTATGAACTGGGTGGTCTTCCGTTGTTTCATGCATCTTCATCCAAAAAGCATCAAGCTCTGAGTTATGTGGAAAAATATCTAGATTAATAGTAGCATTACCGTCATGAGTTAAACGCTCGTAACTAATAGATCCGATACCCAACGAATGCATATAGTCTGCAATTTCAAGTGGTTCCATTTTTACAACATCTTTTGATGCAGAGATAAAGCACTTAACAAAGCAACCTTCTTCAACTAAAAGTTTTACATTCTTTTCCCACAACGATCTCTGTATTTCATTTTTAAATCTAATATTTGGATCCCACGAAGTACCAATTGAACCACCGTCAATCATTTTTAAAAACTTTAGTCGCTCGTCAGTCATTTTATAGACTAAGTTTGTAGTAATACCATGTGTACACCTATCGCCCCACTGAGTTTTAGTTATATTGTAAAACTCAAGTAAGTCTTCCATAGGCGCAAGAATAGGTTCACCACCATGATATTCAAAGTGGATTGCATTATCTTGTGTATCTAATTCGTTACACCAATTCGCGGTTTTCTTTGCATCAAAGTAGATCTTACGTCCATTTGTGCCAGAAGTAAAGCAGTGACTACAATCTAGGTTGCAAGTCTCCGTCGTCTTCACGTAAACCATTAAGTGTTTCTGTGTCATGAATGCCATATGATATCATTAACGCCTTTTTATTATTAAGTGCCCTGTGCTTTGTTCCTGCCGGTATTAACACACTTTGATTTGGCTGCAGAATAACCGTAGTCCCATCTACTTCCATTATCTTTGTGCCATCCAAACATTCTATCAAAACATCTACTGGGTCCGCATGTTCTTCAAACGATGGACCATTTATATCGTTATAAAATATATGTATTGTTCCATTGTTATATTCAAATAGTTTCTCGGCTTGCTCAACTTTAATAGTAGCCCTATTAGCTAATAAAACTGTAACCTCACCAAGGTAAGCGATATATTCTGAATGTTTTAGGTAATGCTGGTTGCCGTCGTTATCTATATGAGATACGTCGTGGTTGTTAAAGCAATCTTCTGTTAATAGGAAGTTTTCAAAGTTTTCAAACAGCATTGTGTTCCAATCATAATATACGATATTTATTTATAATACCATATAGAAGTGAATTTGTCAACCAGTAAAAACAGTATAAATACATTTATACATTATGGAGAGGTGCTATGGAATTTAATGAAATGTGGCCAACAAAGATTGGTGCAGGTAAATTTGATACTGATGGATTGATAGAATATATCTTTGCTAACTATGATTTAAATAACATGGAAGGTGAAGTAAATGGCGGAAATATATTCAAAGATAATTCACCCGAAATGAATAAATTTAAAGACATGGTGTATAGCTCGTTTGATCGTTATCTCTATGCAAGTATTGGAAAACATATCAAAGATTATAAATCGCACGACATGAAAGCGTGGATTACTGGTCATGGTAAAGATTATAATATGACTATACATAATCACTCAGGCTCTCATTTGTCTGGTGTATTTTATATATTAGCCGAGGATCAAAACTCTGGCGGCGATATTGTTTTCTCAGATCCAAGAACAAACGCTAATCGCGGTTATGATGATTGGTGGAACGATGTATTTGATAAAAAGTCAGTTACACCAAGAACTGGGGATTATATGATATTCCCAAGCTTTACGTACCACCACGTTAACCCATACTATTCTAGTCTTAGAATATGTGTACCAGTTGACTTATATCTTTACCGCGGAGGATAATGTATAAATAGACTTAGAAACAAACACATTCACTACAATTGGAGATAAAAATGGCATTTACATATACATACTCTGTCCGCAACTTAAAAGTACAAGACACAGTAAACGCAGAAGGTGAAACCTTATCAAATGCAGTAGTTCAAACTTACTGGGATATTCAAGGTACGAATGAAGCAGGTCAAGTTGGAAAATTTTCTGGCGCAACACCGTTTTCAGCTGCTAACGTACCAGCAGGTTCATTCACTGCTTTTGAAGAATTAGAAGAGTCACACGTTACTGGATGGATTGCTAACGTAATCGCTGCAGACGCTCAATATAAAGCACATATTGACGAAATGATTCAAAAAGATATTGACGCAAACGTACAAACTGAAGTTGCTGGCGAAGCACTTCCTTGGGGTACACCAGCTGCAGCACCGATAGAATAATAGGAAAGAGGTAAGCATGACTTATACTTGGGAAATTTTAAAGCTTGGAACATTAGACCAAACTAATAACGAGGGTGAAGTTCTTGCCGACGCTATCATTTCTGTCAAATGGAAAAAGATCGCAACAAGCGATGCTAATAAAAACGCAAGTTATGTTTCAACGACAAAGCTTGATCTTTCTGCTTGCGCGGCTGCAGACTTTGTTCATATAGATGATGTTACAAAAGCTAACGTAATTGCGTGGGTTGAAGAAGCTCTTGGCGCTGATAAGATAGATGTTATAAATAATATTCTTAGCGCCAAAGTTGAGCAAAATACAATGACTATGATTACCCCTAACTGGTAATCTTTTAAAATACTTTATATTATGGAGTTAGTATGCACGATTTGCACATGGGTGGCTTGGCCACATATGCTTTAAAACGAGGTGGTTCATTACACCCGATTATTATTCCGACCGAGGTTTTGGGTAATGAAACTGGGATAATGAATCCCTCGATTTTTAAACATAAAGATAAACTCTTTATTAACGTAAGACACGTTAACTATTACCTATATCACAGCGAAGGTAAAAAGTTTCCTCATCAGTGGGGTCCTTTAGTATACATTCATCCTGAAAACGATGTAACGCTTACAACCCACAACGTTATGTGTGAAGTTGACTCTAATTTAAATCTATTATCTGCGCAGCGAGTTAATATGGCGTTAGACACTGGTAAACCTACATGGAACTTTATTGGTCTTGAAGATTGCCGTTTGTTTAGCTGGGATGATAGAATGTTTTTATGTGGCGTTCGTAGAGATTGTTATGACGATAAAGGTCGTGGGCGGATGGAGATGGCTGAGATTGAATTTATCAATGGTGAATGGACAGAAGTTTCACGTAACCCTATTCCTTCTCCAAATGGTGATGGATCATATTGCGAAAAGAATTGGATGCCTATTCTTGATATGCCGTACCACTTTGTTAAATGGTCTAACCCAACACAAGTTATTAAATATGATATTGAAAATGGTACAACTGAGGATGCTGTCTACGATAAAGATAAGTATTTAGAAGCCAACAAAGATTTTAGGGGTGGCTCACAAGTTATTCGTATTAGTGATAATCAGCGTATGGCATTTATCCACGAGACAAATCTATTAAGAGATTCTTTTGGTAGAAAAGATGGTAACTATGCTCACCGTGTAATCATTTGGGATAACGACTGGAATATTGTTCATAAAAGTCGTGAGTTCCATTTCATGGGTACATATTATGACCACGTCAAAGGTCAAGACTATAATATTGAATTTGTTACAGGCGCAACTGTATTGGGTAACGATATTCTAATATCATTTGGATGGCAAGATAATGCTTCGTATGTATTAAAGGTGCCTTTAAATGTTTTCTCTAACTTTTTAGCTATGGGTGATCTATGAAATTTAAAAACATAAAACTTCTAAACGATGTCGTTTTAGACTATAGTAATCCATTTAAAATGTTTGCTCTAGCTAAAGAATATGATAAGTTAAAACAAGGGGCTGCCGCGTTTGGTTGGTATTTACGTGCTGCAGACTTTTGCGAAGGCGAAACGTACGAGGAAAAAGAATTACAATATAAATGTATGGTGCTTGGTGCAGCAGTGTTTGCAAGATCAGAGGCTAGAACACAAACAGTGAAAGGCCTTATTAAGGCTGCTATTGCTGTTCTCCCTGCAAGACCTGAAGCATATTACTGGGCTGCTAAATATTCAATAGATCAAAACAATTTTCGCAATGCAATGATGTATGCCAAAATGGGTAAAGATTGCGATTTGATAGCTGTATCTATTGGACCAACCGAAGAATTGAACTATCCGGGGCCAGTTGGTTTAGAATATTGTTATGCAATTGCTAAATGGAAATCAGATGGAAGAGATGACTCTAAAAATCTATTCTTTGATTTAAAGCACAAACGCAAATTAGATATGCCTGACGAAATGGCTAAAAGCGTTGATTGGTGGATTGAGCAAGTTGGTTACCCTAGCACCCTCCCGTACACACAAAACGAAAAACACAAATACAGATATAAGTTCGATGGTTTAGATACAGTAGTAAAAAACTATTCGCGCCACTTCCAAGATATGTTTGTTTTATCTCTACTAAATGGTAAAAAGAACGGAACATTTATTGAAGTTGGCTCAGGACACCCTAAGTTATTTAATAATACATATCTATTAGAAGATAAGTTTGATTGGCGGGGCATATCTTTAGATATATCAGAACGTATGTGTGCTCAGCATAGTAGAGAACGTAAAAGCAGCATAGTATTAGCTGATGCAAATAAAATAAACTTTAGTGAGTTGTTTAAACAACATTGCCTAGAAAGTAAAATTGATTTCTTACGCATTAACGCCGATGCTGCATCTTTAAATACCTTGCAGGGTATACCGTTTAACGAATACGAATTTTCTACAATTCAAATCCAACATAACGCTTGTTGGTGGGGCGATGAGTTAAAAGATAAAACCAGAAAAATACTAAGCGAAATTGGATATGTATTAATGGTACCAGACGTTGCGGTCGATGAAAATAACGCGTACGAAGATTGGTGGGTACATCCCGGTTTTGTTAAAAAGGAAATGGCTACAAAGAAAGGCGCAAACTTTGCGTGGAATTATATGATGAAGGAGAGAGTGTAATGAAACCAGTAATCGTAACAGGCGGGTTCGACCCACTTCATTCCGGACATATCGCATATTTTAAAGCAGCTAAAGAACTTGGATCTATTCTATTCGTTGGTGTTAATAGTGATGAATGGTTAACTCGTAAAAAAGGTAGACCATTTATGTCCGTTGAAGAACGTATGGCTATTATTAAAGAGATTGGTTGTGTTGGTCACGTATTTACTTTTAATGACGACGACGATACGGCTTGCGATGCTATTCGATATGTAGCAAAACAATCTCCTAAGAACTCTGAGATTATCTTTGCAAATGGTGGAGATCGTAAAAAAGGAACAACACCAGAGGTTGAGTTTGCTAGAGATTTACTTGATGAATGTAATATATCATTTGCGTTTGGCATCGGCGGTGAAGATAAAAAGAATAGTTCTTCGTGGATCCTAAAAGAGTGGGATAAGCCAACAACACAAAGACTATGGGGCAAAAATAGAGAATTGGACCAAAACGGCCATTGGAAAGTTAAAGAACTGTCTATTGATATAAATAAATCGTTATCGGATCAACGCCATTTTGTTCGTTCCGAACATTGGCATATCGTTGATGGCGAATTAAAAATGGATTTACAATTTAATAATGGTTACTCTACATCTAAAGTCTATAAGACTGGCGATAGTATTGACATTCCATCTAAGACTTGGCATCACGCAACGAATGTTGGAGACCGTCCAGTCAAAGTAATTGAAGTATGGATGGGAAGTACTCTTTCAGAAGAAGATATTGAAAGAAGATAGACTGTTATATTGTTTAGTAGATAAATCTATTATACCACACTGGATTTATATGTCAACTCTTTTTTTATAAATAATAGAAATATTAATGAAACAAAGGAGAGAAAGATGGCATTTCAGTTATCACCCGGCGCTAGAAATGGTACGCTCCAGTCACTAGAGACTACTATTGGTGCAAGCCCTATCTTAACAATTTCGACAGGTAGTGTACCTACAGAGTGTCAATCAGCAAATACAGGTAACATTGTTGCTACTATGGTATTACCGGCGGATTGGCTATCAGCACCAACAGGTGGAGTAATTCAGTTATCTGGTAGTTGGCAAGATTTATCCGCAGATGCATCAGGCACTGCTGGTTATTTTAGAGTTCACCAAAACGACGGTACAGTATGTCATATGCAAGGCACAGTCTCAGCATCAGGCGCTGGTGGCGATATGCAGTTAGATAACACTAACATTGCAATTGGTCAGCAAATTACTATCACAACGTTTTCAATTACCGCTGGTGGCGCATAAGGACTGACTAAATGTCCGCAAATGGCGCTCTTACATCGACATTAGATTTTAGCTTTTTCGGCGGTGGTTATTCAACTATCGTTGGAGGAGCTGAAGGCACGTTTAACTATGCCTTTACATCTGATGTTTTTGTACCTGTATACGCAACACTAGATCAAACAATATCATTTGATGTTGAGGCTGGTATTGTAACACCTACAGTATATGGTGAATTTAGCGGTACTATTGACTTTACATTAACAGAGCCTGCTAGAATTGAATTTGGTATTCAGAGCTACATATACTCTGGAAATAACGAAATTAATTTCACGGCATCATCAACTGGTTTTTCAATCATTGCTGGTGCTGCAGATATTACGCTGCCAATTACCTTCTCTGGTACTATGGCTCAATTTTCGTTAGGTCAAACAACTAATGCGTTTGGATACACGTTAAACTCAAAAGTAATTAATTACACACTTACAAATAAAAGCAGGTTAGGAATAAACGATATAGAACTAACACGTAACATGGAAAACGGCGTGGTTATACGTAGAATATCAGAACCTAACGACATAAGATTAAAAGATAGCGGCGAAACATTCGCTGAAGTTCGATAACGAATTTTTTTAATAAATAAAAGTAAACCTTGGAGATACAACATGGCGGCAAATTTTTATATAAAGCAAAACGACACTGCCCCGTCCCTTGAAGCCGTGCTTACAGATTCAACTGGTCGCGCTAAATCATTAATACTTGCTTCACAAATAAAGTTTAATATGTCAACCGAAGACGGTGACAGTTTGATTGATTTGGGTACTTGCTCAATCATAAATGCTACTAAAGGAATTGTTTCATATCCTTGGCAAACTGGCGACACGTCAAACACCGGAACTCACAATGCTGAGTTTCAAGTTACGTACACTAATGGTCAAATTGAAACATTCCCTAACTCGGCATATATCAAAGTTATCATTAGAGAAGAGTTAGGATAAACCATGGCACAACCACAATCACGAGAAGATTTTAAAGATTTTATTCTAAGAAAGATCGGCGCACCGGTAATTCAAATCAACGTCGCTGATGAACAGGTTGATGACCGCGTAGATGAAGCTGTTTCATTTTGGAGAGATTATCATTATAACGGTAGCCAATTAGTTTATCTTAAACATCAAATTACTGAAGCTGATAAAGATAATGGTTGGATCCCTTTACCTAAACAACTACTTGGTATCTCTAAGATATTTCCCTTTGGTGGTAATATTTCTACAGGTTCTGGGATGTTTAATGTTAATTATCAATTCGTTTTAAATAACGTTCAGGATATGACAAGCTATAGCATGCAGAATTATTACATGACTATGCAACATATTGAGTTTATGCAAGAAATACTTGTTGGTAAACCAATGATCCGTTACAACAAATATGTTAACAAGCTGCACATTGATACTGACTCTAAGTCGTGGGTAGTAGGCAACTATATTGTTATCGAAGCATATGATGTTATTGACGAGGATGCGTATGCAGAGGTTTGGACCGATCGCTGGTTACAAAACTATGCCGCCGTTTTAGTTAGAGAACAATGGGGTATGAACCTTACTAAGTTTAATCAAATGTCTTTGGTTGGCGGGGTAATGTTCAATGGAGAGCAAATATTATCAGAGGCGAGAGCTGACAGGGAGAGAATTGAAGAAGACGCAATAAGATCGCTTCAACCTCTCACTTACAATTTTATTGGATAAGTTATGGCAACGAACGCATATTTTAGAAATCATGATAACGTTTATGAACAAAACTTAATTGACGATTTAGTAATTGAATCAATTAAGATATACGGTCTTGACGTCAAATTCATTACAAGATTACACCAAAATATTGATAAGCTTTTAAACGAAGACGATTTACCTACGTTTGACAAGTATTATGATTTTGAAGTTTATATTAAAAATGTTGATGGCTTTGAGGGTGAAGGCGACTTCCTTTCTAAGTTTGGTTTGCAAATCCGCGACTCAATTACATTCACTGTTGCCATAAGAACATTTGAGCAATTTGTAACACGCGAAGATGATACTAGAAAACGACCACTTGAAGGCGAAATGATATGGATGCCTCTTAATCAAAAGATGTACAAGATCCAGCACGTTGAACATGAGAGTGTATTCTATCAAACTGGCGCGTTGCAAGTATACGATATGCGTTGTGAATTGGCTGAATATTCTGGTGAAACGTTTGATACTGGCGTTCCTGAAATTGACCACTTCTTTGATGACATTGATACATCTGCCAATACTGTTAATACACTCACCGCACTTTCTGGTGTTGATCCGCTTTCGCAAAACTTTGATTTTGAAGATCAAGCAGACGATATATTAGACTTCTCTGAAATGGATCCATTCAGCGAAAACATTTCAATACAGGACTCATAATATGGCAATCGCAAATTATTTCTACAATCAAACTACTAGGAAATACGTAGCACTATTTGGAACACTGTTTAATCAGTTAAAGATTAAACGTGAGGATAACGCCGGTGTAACTAAAAAAGAAATGATTGTTCCATTATCATACGCGCCGTACCAAAAGATATTGGCGAGAGTTGCGGCTGACCCTGATTTAATTAACAGTCGTCGTCCAGCAATGACTTTACCAAGGATGTCGTTTGAAATGACTTCCATGCAATACGATCCTTTGCGCAAACTTGCTTCAACTCAAAAGGTAATTAAACGCCAAAAAGCAGAAGCTGACAATAGCAGAAATTTTGTATATACGCCAGTACCATACACTTTAGATTTTTCTCTTTACATTATGACTAAGTACGCAGAAGATGCTACTAAACTTATGGAACAAATCCTACCGTTCTTTACTCCTGACTTTACGGTCGGGGCAAAAATGATTCCTGACCTTGACCCTATTGATATTCCTATCGTTTTGACAAGTGTAACAACTGAGGATCTTTATGAAGGCGCGTTTGAAGAACGTCAAGCTATTTTGTACACACTCACTTTCACTATGAAAGGTTGGTTCTTTGGTCCTGAGAAAACTAAAAAGGTAATTAAATTCGTTGATATTGATATATTTAATGGCACAGATGAAAATTCGCCATTCCAAGAAGGTATTGATATTAAGCCTGGGCTGTCAGCAAATGGAGAACCAATAACTGAAGTTGGCGTAACCGCAATCGCAACTTCGCTGTTGACAAACGGCACAGTTAGTAGTATAAAACTAATTAACGATGGTGAAAACTATAATGCAAATACTGTCGTAACTATAGGAGCGCCAGACACAGCCAACGCCGTTATAACATCCAATATAACATTAGGTCGAGTTACTGATATAACCATAGACAACGGCGGAGGGTACTTTAGCAGCGCTCCTACTGTCTCTATAGGGCTGCCAGATCAACCTATTACGACTGCTACTGCAATAGCAACGGTATCTAGTGGTTCTCTTGCAAATGTGTCTATAACCAATAGTGGTAACTTCTACAATAGTCCAACGTTTTCAATAGCTCCGCCACCAAATGTGGCTGCAGAGTTTAAGTTTGGTGATGATGCATTAGCTCACGCATCAGAAAATGACGTTACTTTCTTACACACGTTTACTGGATACTTTAGTTCTAACACTGGATATAAAGTATCGTTTTGGATTTACCCAACATCGTTTCCAACAGGAAATCCTTTATCTGTATTGTTTTCGCCGTTTACTAAAGTATTCTATGATGCTTCTACAGGTCAAGTAAGGTACCAACACGGTGGTTCTCCTGTCGTAAACTCTGATACTAACTTAGTCCTCAACCAATGGAACCATGTAGAAGTAGAGCATTACACAAATCTTATTCGTATTAATGTCAACGGTTTATATGGTACACAAGAAACGCGTGGTGCAGGTAACGTTGCATTCCCCGCGCATACATATCGAGCTGGTGATGCTCAAGGTAACGAATCAGTATTTGATGGAGCTAACAGAAGTTTCCTTGGATATTTAGATAACGTAACTTGGGAAACAACCGGTGATATGCCTACAGCTGCTAGTGGTGATCCATATACGATTCCAACAACAGCAAGAACTGGCGATATTATTACTAAGAACTTTGACAAGGATCTTCCCGCAGCTACACTTGAAGTAACTAATGGCGAAGTAACTAGCATTACGGTAACGGCTGCAGGTTCAGGTTATGGCAACACTGCTCCTATTATTACTATTGCTGAACCAGACAGTACGCCGTCTGCGTTCACGGCATCTATCTCTCCGGTACTTACAAATGGTATCATAAGTGCAATAACAATAAATAACGCTGGAAGGTTCTACGCGAATTCTCCTGCGATTAACGTTTCTTCGCCAACATCAACTCAAGCAACTGCTATTGCTAATGTTGGTAATAACGGGGATGTTCAATCAATTACTATTACAAATGCTGGGCTTGGTTATAGAACAGCGCCAAACGTGACTATATCAACTCCAGACTTTGGATCAATCCCTTACGGTGATATTGAGTTTGACGATAACTGGGGTATTATTAAAACTATAGTGAGTGAATAATATGAATGATAAGATAGCTGAAAACCTTGGGATGAGACCTCTTTCTGAAGTTAGGGAAGAAGAATTGGCGGCAGCGCCAGTTGTAGTTGAAGCTGAGGAAGTACTACCTGCGGTTACGGTGAATGTTGAGGACGATGAAAACCTTAAAGACCTCGCAAAAGTACGCGAAAATATTGAGGGTGTTATTGAGCTAGGTAACGAAGCTGTACGAGAAATGCTTGAGATTGCTAAACAATCAGAGTCGGCACGAGGGTTTGAAGTTGTTTCAACACTTATGAAAACCTTGCTTGATGCAAACAAAGACTTTGCTGATGTTTCTACTAAAAAGAAATTCGCAATAGAAGAAATTAACGCACCTAAAGAAGCTGCACAAACAAATGTTACTAATAATAACTTAATTGTTTCTACTGCCGATTTACTTAAAATGCTGAAAGATACAGAGAATGGCTGATGGATATTTAGGTAACTCAAATCTTAAAAGAGTTAGTGAGGAAATCGAATGGTCTCCCGAGCTCTTAAAAGAATATATGAAATGCGCGAAAGATCCTGTTTACTTTGCTAAAGAATATATTAAAATTGTACATGTTGATAAAGGTTTAGTGCCTTTTAAAATGTATGACTATCAGGAAAGCATCGTACGCAAAATATCTGACAACAGACGTTTAGCTGTTCTTACGGCACGTCAGTCTGGTAAAACAACTACTGCAATGGCTATTATCCTTCATTACGTTTTATTTAATGAATTTAAAACAGTTGCTATTCTTGCTAACAAAGGTGATGCTGCTCGGGAGGTTATGGCTCGCGTCAAACTTGCTTTTGAATCATTACCCAAGTGGCTACAACAAGGTGTTGAAGAATGGAACAAAGGGAATATTGCGTTAGAAAATGGATGTCAGGTTTTGGCTGGTACCACATCATCTAGTGCTATTCGTGGTAAATCAGTTAACTTCTTGTACCTCGATGAGGTTGCATTTATTGAAGGCTATGACGATTTCTTCGCGTCAGTTTATCCTACGATTTCATCTGGCGACACAACGAAACTATTAATGACTTCGACTCCTAACGGATTAAACCATTTTTGGAAAACATGTACTGGCGCAAAAGAAGGTACGAATGGTTACGAATACGAAGAAGTTATGTGGGACGATGTTCCGGGCCGCGATGAAAAATGGCGCAAGGAAACAATCGAAGCATTAGACCACGACGAAGAAAAGTTTAACCAAGAATATTGTTGCCAGTTTCTAGGCAGTTCTGGTACTCTTATTTCTGGTTGGAAACTAAAAGAATTATTACACGCAACACCAATAGCACAACACGACGGTTTCATGCAATATGAAAAACCAATTCAAGACCGGCAATATGCATGTATTGTTGATGTTGCACGCGGCAAAGGATTAGACTATTCATGTTTTTCAGTAATAGACATAACAGAGATGCCTTATAAACAGGTAGCAGTCTTTAGAGATAACATGGTTGGACCAATTGACTTCGCTTCAGTTGTGTACCGCATTGGAACAATATATAATACAGCTGGAGTGTTAATAGAGGTTAACGATATTGGCGAGCAAGTCGCTGACGTCTTATTGATGGACTATGGTTACGATAACATATTATACACCGCAAACAACGGCCGTTCTGGTAAAATGCTTACTGGTGGGTTTGGTAAAAAGGTAGATAATGGAATAAGAACAACTAAAAATGTTAAAGCAACTGGCTGCTCTATGTTAAAAATGCTAGTTGAACAAAACCAACTTATTATACAAGATTATGATACAATTCAGGAACTTAGCCGGTTTTCTAAAAAGGCAAACTCATATGAAGCAGAGTCTGGGTTTCACGACGATTTAGTTATGAACTTAGTTTTATTTGCTTGGATGACTGAACAGGCATATTTTAAAGATATGACAGACATAAATACGCTTATTAAGCTCAGGGAAAAAACTGAAGAGCAAATTGAGGAGGAACTTTTACCGTTTGGCTTTGTCAATAGTGGCGGAGATTTTGATTATGAAGACGACGGCCTTAGATTATAGAATTGCTATTTTTATAAATAGAAACAGTAAGAAAATATAAAAAACAAGATTAACGCGTTTTCAATACATAAAGGAGAAAAATATGGCTTTTTCCGTAAGTCCTTCTGTTATCGTTCGAGAAGTCGATGCTTCCCAGGCAGTACCAGCCATCACAACGCCACCAGCTGCTATGGCAGGGGTGTTTAGATGGGGTCCGACTAACGAACCATTGCTAATTTCGTCAGAAAACCAACTCGTAGATCGTTTTGGTGCACCTGATGATAACAATTACGAAACATTCTTTACTGCATCGGATTACTTATCGTATTCCAATGCGCTATACGTTGTTCGTGCAGATGATGGTTCAACTGAAGCTGATAGCACAAACATCGTCCTAGACGAGAATGAACTACCAACAGACGCTAGCGTTTATGGTGCATTTAAAGCTAAGTACAAGGGAGTACTTGGTAACTCATTACAAGTTGCATGGGTATCATCCACCGGCTTTGAGAATGCATACGCAGCAGTTGCTGACATTCCAACAAATAAAGTTTCAAATAGCAGCATAGATCAAGTTATCTCGTTCAATGCAGCAAACGTATCTTTTGAAACTGCAAACACAAACAACTTAGCTGACTTGGCTACAGGTGATGTACTTTCAATTGGTAACGAGTCAATCGGCTACCAAGATGTATACGTTTCTACGTTTACAGAAACACCACTGACAGTTACTGAAAACCCAGGCGCTAACAACGAGCTTACATACACGGTTGCTTACCAGTATGATATTGAGTTCTCAAATAAGTACACATTAGCAGAAACTGACCTAGCTAAATTGTCACTGACTAAAAAATGGCAGCATGGTGCTACTTTCTCTAGAAAACCTGATGCAGGTAATATTCACGTTGCGGTTATTGACCAAGACGGCGTAATTTCTGGTACTAAAGGGTTTATGTTAGAAAAGTTTGAAAATATTTCAACAACTCCGGGTGCGGTCTCTCCACAAGGTACGACTAATTACTACGGTACAGTGATTGAAAACTTCTCATCTTGGGTTAGTGTTGCTAATACAACTGTTGTTGGCACGGCTGATACTGCGGTAACTGCATACGAAACAATGTCAGGCGCATCAGCAACTGTTACTGAAACAACTGCTACGTTGGCTCAATTAGGCTTCGCATTAGATACACTTAGAAGTGCTAATGAAATCGACATTGCTTTTGTACTTCAAGGCAAAGGCGATGATATGGCAACTCGCGCAAACTACATTGTTTCTAACATCTGTGAAACAAGAAAAGATTGCGTTGCATTCCTATCACCATCTAAAGAAGCTGTTGTTGACGAACTTAAAATGAATGCTAAATTGACTAACGCAATTGCATATCGTAACAAAGTTCAAAACTCATCTTACATGTTTATGGATAGTGGATATAAGTATCGCTACGATAAATACAACGACACATATCGTTGGACACCACTAAACGGCGACATGGCTGGACTAGCAGCTAGAGTTGAGCCTTGGGAATCACCAGCTGGTTTCAGAAAAGGCGTAATTAAAAATGTTGTTAAATTAGCGTTCAACCCTAACAAAACAATGAGAGATTTGTTGTATGGTTCAGATATTAACCCAGTAATGTCACAAGTAGGTCAAGGTATTGTACTATTTGGCGATAAAACCGGTTTAGGTTTAACATCTGCGTTTGATCGTCTTAATGTTCGTAGGTTGTTTATTGCAGTTGAGAAATCAATCGCAACAGCAGCTCAAAGCTTTTTGTTTGAACTTAACGACGAATTTACTCAAACACAGTTTAAGAATATCGTTGATCCGTTTTTACGCGATATCCAAGGAAGACGTGGTATCATTGATTATAGAGTAATTAGTGACTCAACTGTCAACACTCCTGAGGTAATTGACCAAAACAAATTCCGCGCAAGCATATTCATCAAGCCAGCTCGCTCTATTAACGTTATCGAATTAACATTCGTAGCAACTAGAACAGGCATCGAGTTTGACGAAATTGTTGGTCAGTTAACTTAAATAAATAAGCATATAAAATAGGAGAATAGATAAAATGGCATTCAATATCAACCAGTTCAAATCAGAGCTCGTCGGTGGCGGTGCACGTCCTACCCTGTTCCAATGTCAAATCACAAACCCAATTGCTCCAGAAGCTGATATTAAAGTACCATTTATGATACGCTCAGCAGGAATTCCAGAATCTATTCTGGGGCAATTTACGGTACCTTACTTTGGTCGTCAGATCAAGTATGCCGGTGATAGAACATTCGCAGATTGGACCGTGCAGGTAATCAACGATGAAGACTTCGCTGTTCGCAACGCGATGGAAGCTTGGTCAAATGCAATAAACTCGCATGACTCTAATACTAGAGCCTTGCCACAAACTTACAAGTCAACTGGGCAAATTACTCAGTTCAGCAAAGATGGATCAGTTCTTAGAACATATATCTTTGAAGGTATGTATCCGATACAAATTGACGGTATCCAAATGGATTGGGCGCAAGCTGACACAATCGAAGAATTTGGTGTTACATTCCAATATGACTTATGGCGTGTTGAGGGTAATACCGGCATTCCTACTACTTAATTGATGAGAAAGTGAATAAATGAAAATTTTTGGTTTTGACATAAAGCGTGATACAGAGGAGGATGGTTTCGTACCATCCTCTTTTGCTGAACCGCAAAATGATGATGGAGCTGTCACTGTTGGTAATGCAATGGGCGGCTTCTATAGTACACTATTGGATATGGAAGGAAACGCTAAAACAGAGTCGGAACTTGTAACAAAGTACCGTGGTTTAGCACACCAACCAGAAATTGCACAAGCTGTTGATGAAGTAATTAACGAAGCAATTAGTGTAGATACAGATGATAAAGTTGTTGAATTACTACTTGACGAATGTGATCTACCAGATAAAATTAAGAAAATACTTATAGACGAGTTTGACACTGTATTGTCTTTACTCGATTTTTCTGTTACCGCATATGAAACGTTTCAAAAATTCTATGTTGATGGCAGATTAAACTATCATGTTATTATTGATAATGAAAACCTCGCTGATGGTATTAAAGAGTTGCGCTATGTGGATGCGCGTAAACTTAAACTTATTCGCGAAGTTGATAAAAAAGAAAAAGATCCACACTCAGGAGTTCCAGTTAAAAAGGTTAGATCAGAATATTATATGTATTCTGAGTCTGGTTTTGGTTCTGACAAGAACAGTTCACAAACGTCTACGCAAGGATATAAAATTGCGAAAGACTCTATTGCTAGGGTTACGTCTGGCGTAATGAACGAAAACAACTCGTTAGTATTGTCATACCTTCACCCGTCAATCAAACCGCTAAACCAATTAAGGATGTTGGAAGATGCGACAGTCATTTATACTATTACACGAGCTCCTGAACGAAGAGTGTTCTACATTGACGTTGGTAACCTTCCTAAATCGAAAGCTGAGCAGTATCTAAGAGATATGATGGTTCGTCACAAAAACAAACTTCAATACAATTCATCAACCGGTGAACTTACTGACGCTCGTAAAATGATGACTATGACCGAAGACTTTTGGTTCCCACGTCGTGGTGGTGAGCGTTCAACTGAAGTTGATACAATGGCAGGCGGAAACGCTGCAGGTTTAACAGATGATACAAACATGCAGTACTTTCAACGCAAGCTATACAAATCGCTTAAAGTGCCTTTATCTCGTTTAGAGCCAGAAACAATGTATTCGTTTGGTCGAGTATCAGAAATCACTCGCGATGAATTAAAATTTAGTAAATTCATTAAAAGATTGCGCTCACGTTTCTCCTCAATCTTTACATCATTATTAGAAAAACAGCTTATTCTCAAAGGTATCATGACGCCAGAAGAATTTGCTGAAATTAAAAACGAAATTCGTTACGATTTTGTTCAGGATAACTATTTCCAAGAACTTAAAGAGGCTGAAATCACTCGCGAAAGACTTTCTACTTTACGTGAAGTTGAAGAACATGTTGGTACATACTATTCTAGAGAATGGGTATTACGCAACGTTCTCCGCATGTCAGAAGAAGAAATGGGTGACATGAAGGATCAAATTGAGCAAGAACTTAAAGATAATCCTCCTGAAGAGTCCGAGGAATAGAAATGCAACATAAGATTACATATAAATATATAAAAATT